GCCTCAATGCCTTGTTTGGGCTCGAATATGATCGTTACGACCGAGAATACGAAGAAATATTCGAAAGTGAATCTTCAGACCGAGCGTTTGAAGAAGAAGTAATGCTGTCAGGCTTCGGTACCGCACCGGTTAAGTCTGAAGGTAGTGCGATTTCATTTGATGACGCGCAGGAAACTTATACTGCTCGTTATACGATGGAAACCATCGCGCTGGCTTTTAGCATTACGGAAGAAGCTATCGAAGATAATCTGTATGACCGGCTGGCTTCACGCTATACGCGGGCGCTGGCACGTTCTATGTCACAAACCAAGCAGATTCGGGGTGCAACCATCCTGAACAATGCGTTTTCCACCAGCTATCCAATAGGTGATGGTGCGGCGCTTTGTTCATCGGCTCATCCCTCTCTGAGTGGTAATCAGCGCAATCAGCTTTCTACTGCCGCAGACCTCAATGAGACTGCGTTAGAACAGATGCTAATTGACATCGCTGGTTTGACGGACGAACGCGGTCTAAAAATTGCGGTTCGTGGTATGAAATTGCTCATACCGAAAGAACTGCAATTTATTGCAGAGCGTGTTCTCAACTCCAATCTCCGTCCTGGTACTGCGGACAATGACACGAACGCAGTGAAATCAATGGGTATGGTTCCTGATGGGGCAGTGGTCAACCACTTCCTCACGGATACCGACGCCTATTTCATCAAGACGGATGCACCTAATGGCTTAAAGCTTTTCAATAGAACGCCTATTAAAACGGCGATGGAAGGCGATTTCGACACGGGCAATATGCGGTTCAAAGCTCGTGAACGATACAGCTTCGGTGTATCAGATTGGCGTAGTTTATTTGGTACTGCGGGGGCTGCATAAGCCACCGGAGCTTCCATTGAAGCGTCATAATGGGAAGGGCGGCATTGCCGCCCTTTTCTTTTTCCGTTATATTTTTACTTCTGGGAAAAACAGCCCTAGCGACTGACCCAGCAGACGCTTACGAAGACTCTAGGGCAAACCCTTTCGTAAGGAGGTAATAAAGTGGCTCAGACTACTTTTGCAGGTCCGGTTCGATCTCTCGGCGGTTTTATTAGCGCAGGCTCGACAAGTTTTGTTAGCTTGACGGCTGATACCACCATCACAGCGGCGGCTCACGCAGGTAAAGTGTTGCTCTGTAATGATGCGGACGGCGTATTCACGCTGCCTAGCATTGTGACAACAACCCCTGGTGATCCCACAGATCCTGGTCAACTCAATAACTTAGGAATGTCTTTTACCTTCATTGTCGTTACGGCGGCAACGGATATGGACATTAAGACTGACGGTACCGATAAATTTCTTGGCATGGTGTACACCGGCATTACGACGGCAGCCACAGGCAAGATATGGGTTTCCGATGTTTCTTCTAACGATGTTATTACGCAAAACGGTTCTACCAAAGGCGGTGTCGCCGGTAGTGTTGTTCGCGTAACGGCAATTGCTAGTGCGAAATATCTTGTTGAAGGAACGTTGCTTGGTTCCGGGACGCTTGCCACACCGTTTGCTGACTCATAAAGGAGATAGCTTATGGCTGGTTCTGATGTAATTGCCCATAACTGGGCACAGGGGACGACCGCAGCTATCGTAGGTCCGGCTCGCGCCCGTATTCGTCAGGTAATCATTTACGCAGACGCCGCTGGAGCCTTCACCTTTAAGGATGGTGGTTCTGGTGGCTCAACTATCTTGACGCAAACCTTTCCCACTGGATTGCATAGCATATGGATTGCAGGGGATGGTGTTTTGGCGACGGAGGGTGTGTACGTGAGCGCCTTTACTGGCAGCAGCAATGAATTGACTATTTTCTTGTCATAGGGAAAAACGATGCCAAGAGTAGGAGATAAGCACTACCCCTACACGGCTAAGGGCCAAGCGGCCGCGAAGGCGGCCGCCAAGCGCAAGGGCGTTAAGGTTTCCCATGGTAAGGGCTATAACAAAGGAGGTTCTGTGAGTAAATCACGAGTGAATTTAGGTGCGGGCGCACCGAAACGCAAAACGCGCAAAAAGCGGACTGCCAAAAAAATGCAGGGGGGCGGTCCGGCTATTAATCCTAATATCCCGAATGCGCCGAGTCCTGCGGCATTGCGGGAAATGACAATGGCGGCGCAAGCCCAGAAAGGTCGGGGACGCCCCGGAGGGCCTGGACCGGGGGCCAATATCCAACTTGGGGCTATGCAAGGCAGGAATCAGCCAATGCCCGGAGGTGTTGCTGGTGGTCCAGGTGGTGGTCGAAGGCCGCCCATCGTTAAACCGCGACCCCCAGGCATCAAGAAAGGCGGCGCTGTTGCTAGTAAGAAAGGCGGCGGCGCTGTTGCTAAGAAGAAAAGAGGCGGCTCCATTGAGAAAATGGCAAGCGGCGAGCCGATTCAATGGCAAAAGGGTCGGGTTGGTCAAAAGAGAAAAGCGGATTACATGAGCTATGTCGCTCCGGGTGTCGCGAAAAGGCAGTTGAAGAAACAGAAGGCTGCTGGTGGACCGGGACGAAGGGCTGTTCGTGGTGCTGGAGGTGCCAAGAAAGGCGGCGCGGTTAAGTCGAAGTAATCAATGGCAACTTCCGGTTCGACTAACTTTGAGCCCGATGTAGCCGATTACGTCGAAGAAGCCTTTGAACGTTGCGGCATAGAGGTTCGTACCGGGTACGATCTCAAGACCGCACGGCGCTCGATAAATCTGATGCTGGCGGATTGGGCCAATCGCGGCCTCAACCAGTGGACGATTGAAGAGACTTCGATCACGTTGGCTACGGATATCGGGGATTACCCTGGCGGCACCCTGACCATGACGGTGGCTGATTCGGGAAGCTTTAGCGTGGCGGAAACGATCACGGGATCAAGCAGTGCGGCTACGGCGTCCATTACGAGTCTGCCGTCCGCAACGTCGATGGCGATTACGGTTCCTTCAGGGACGTTCACCAGCGGCGAAACCCTCACGGGCGGTACGAGCGCGGCTACCACCACGCTTTCAGCGGCCGTGGACTTTTCGAGTGTTCGAAATACCGTGGATTTCTTGTCGGCAGTCGTTACCCGAGACAGTACCGATTACGGCATTGGCCGCTTGAGCCGCGATGAATTTCTCAACATCCCGAAGAAAACGCAGAGCGGGCGTCCTTCCCAGTTCTTTTTGGATCGGCAAATCACGCCGGTTCTTAAAGTTTGGCCGGTACCCGACAAAAGTACGGACGTCATCAAGTTTAATCGCTTGATTCGCATCGATGACGCGGACGATTACACCAATACGATGGGCGTACCGTTCCGATTCTATCCCTGTTTCGCAGCGGGCTTGGCCTATTATCTTGCTATCAAGCGGGCTCCCGATAGGATCGCTTTGCTAAAACCCATGTATGAGGAAGAGCTGACTCGCGCCATGACCGAAGATCGGGATAAATCCTCGTTAACCATTACCCCTGGTCTTAGCTACGGGAGAATTTAGTGGCTAAATATGCACTAGGTAAAAATGCGTTAGGCATTTCGGATCGTTCTGGTTTTCAGTACCGGTTGAACCGGATGAAAAAGGAATGGACCGGCGCGTTGGTTGGACGGGACGAATGGGAATCTAAGCAACCCCAGCTCCGCACCCGCCGTACGCTGGCAGAAGCACAAGCCTTAAAGAATCCGCGTCCGGCCACACCGGAAGCTTTAACGCTTGTCCTTAATGTTCCGTTAGTGGAAGTGGCCTTTATCCCTGTCCTTGCCGTGGGGCAGACGGGGCAACTGACGGTGACGACCTCATGAGCTTCACGTATTCGAGCTTAAAAACGGCCATACAGGATTACACGGAGAACGATGAAACAACGTTCACCAACAACCTGGACATATTCATCAAGAATGCGGAAGAAATCGTCTTAAAGAACGTTCAGTTAACGGAGTTTCGTAAAAACACCACGGGGACGATGACCTCTTCCAATCAGTATCTGGGCTCGCCCACCGACTTTTTGGCTCCTTTTTCTCTGTCGTTCACGGCCAGCAGCGTTAAAACGTTCCTGGAGCTGAAAGACGTTAATTTCATCCAAACCTTTAACCCAAATTCCACGACGACGGGCGCGCCCCGTTTTTACGCGCTGTTTGATGTGGATAACTTTTTGATCGGTCCTACACCAGATGATGATTATGTTGTGGAGTTGCACTACTACTACCGCCCAGCGAGCTTAACGGCTGCTGGGGATAGCGGGACGACTTGGCTAAGTCTGAATGCGCCGGTCACGCTCCTATACGGTTCTCTTATAGAAGCCTATACTTTTATGAAAGGTGAACCGGAACTATTAATGGACTACCAAAAACGCTTTATGGAAGCTTTATCTGGCCTGAAATCCTTTGGCGAAGCCAAAGAAGTCACTGACGGCTACCGCACGGGTCTCGTGCTACGAGAGAAAACCTGATGGCAAAGTCAGAAAAAATAGAGCATGTGGCCCTTTTAGGGCTCGGTAATAGCCAACTGGACTACCACCACTCGCTTACGCACAGCGCAGAGTACGATGAAGTCTGGGCGGTGAACTCGATGTGTGCCGTAGTCAATGCAGATCGGGTTTTTATGATGGACCCCGCTTCGCGGTTCTTTGATACCGATGATGCGGGCGGCCAAACGAAGATCATGCGAAAGATCCTGCCGACGCTGACGTGCCCTATCTATTCCTGCGAATTGGATGAGCGCGTACCGGCCATCGAGCTTTATCCGCTAGAAAAGATTGTAGAAGCTCTTGGGTGCGGTTACTTCAACAACAC